TAACTGTAGATAACTTAATAAGTGCGGTTGATGACTTAACTAAGAATGATATGGAAGGTGCTGCTGATGTTATGAGGCAAGCTATAACAAGGGCAGAGAAGCTAGATCCTGATAAAGAAGCTTTATTTATTATTCAAGATGCAAAAGAAATGTCTTTAGTTCATTACAAGATTGATAGTGCAGGAGCAAGCTTCAAACAAATGTGAAAAGAAAGCCATATTTATCTAATCAAATAGATCATCTAAGTGAAGACTGGCTAACTCCTTGTGAATATCTACCATACATTGATGCTCTATTAGGTGATATAGATTTAGATCCTTGTTCAACACATGATGCAAATATTGAATTTTTAAAAGCAAAAAAAATATATACTCTTAAAGATGATGGATTAAATATGGAAGATCCTTGGACTGGGACAGTCTATCTTTTCCCACCTACTTATGGTAGATGCTCTTTTAGTCAAGAAAGAGGAACTTGGAGATGGAGTGTTACAGCTGGTATGGGAGCAAAGGCTCCTAGTGTTATTTGGTTTAGAAGATTATTAAAAGAATGGAAATTAAGAAATATATGTGAGGCATTATTTTTTACTACGTATCCTGAAATGATGAGAATTTGTCCTGAAATATGGGATTATCCTATGTGTTTCCCCACAAATAGAGTAAAACTAATTCATGGTAAAAAATTATATCAATTAGATCCACCTATACACTGGGGTTATTTTATATATTTACCTAAATTAGATTATGGCTTTCAACAGGTAGATAAGTTTGTAGATATTTTCTCTCACTTAGGAAAAGTAGTTCTCTGATTTATTCATTAAATTAGATGCATTATATAGTTCTTTATTATCAACTCTTGGAGGGAAATTATCATCTCTTGAACTTCCTGGTCTAAAATTCAGCCCTTTACTAAAGCTTTTAAGAAAAGCTAAACCTGTATTATTATCAACAGGTATTGTTTGGGATCTATTACTAGTTCCTTTATAACGCTCGTCAACTTTGTAATCTTGGCTAAACTTAGACTGTGTATATCTCATAGTTGTATTCTATTTGTAATTAACATGGCTTTAAATGAATCAGAAATGAAAATTAGTGGTATATGTGATGATATTAAAGAACTTCTTATCTATAAGAATAGGAAGTATGGTAACTCTGCTCTAAAACCATGTAGAGTGTTTAGTAAATCATCTCCAGTAGAGCAATTATTAGTAAGGATTGATGATAAGTTAAATAGAATTATGCAAGGTGCAGGATTACTTGCAGAGGACGAAGATGTAGTAAATGATTTAATTGGATATTTAGTACTGCTTAAAATAGGTATGAACGATGAAAAAAATAGGGAAATTCTAGAAGTTGCAGAAGGTATTTATGGTGATGGATTTAAAGCTGATCTAGATCCTGAAACTTTTGAAGCTGGATTCAAACCTATCACTATTCCACTTCACAGAAAATCTATTCCACAGGAGGATGACAATGAGGTATGAAGATTTAATTGAGAATTACACTCCTGAACTACAACTTATTGATGCTCTGGATTATCTAAAAGATCAACCTTGGCTCGCTTCGGAGATCCTAGACCACTTGGTTTCTCATTCCAATATCGAAAAAACTGACGTAAAATCTTCCCCGAAGGATCTAACTGGTTAAACTTTTCTTCTAAATATTCAATACCTTTTATTTGATTAGCAGTTCCATTGTAAGTTTCTGCTAAATTTAATAAACAAACTTTAGTATGACAGGTATGTGGATAAAACGTAGGTATCTCTTTATCTGCTGCAAAATACATGTCAAGTTCAACACGTCTTCTCTCAATCATCCTGTCACCTCCTGACATCCAATAAGTATTTATATAGGGACTCCACTCTTTTATAATCTTTCTTTTTGAAGAATAACTGTTTATAAGATCAAGTAATTTACAACTTTTAAATGATTGTATACCAACACTATGAGCAAAACTTAAAAGAGCTGCTTTTCTATTATTATTCAACTTAACAAAGACATAATCCTTTAACTTATTAGAAAATTCTTTTAAATCTAAGTAAAATTGTTTATCTATATCTTCTTGTGTCGCCTTATCTTTAGAATTTAAGTAATAACCATTTAATTGTTCACTTCCATATCCTATTTTCCAAGTACTCTCTCCAAAATCCTTATATGAAGCATAAGTATCTAAGCCGACATAAGTCCTAGCTGAGGTATATGATTTTGTTAATTTATATCCTTTTTCTGAAAAAAATGGATAATTATGGGACAACAACAGATCCGTTGTAACTTACTTCAGAATAACCATCTAAATTAAGAAGCACAACATAATTCTTTGCAGCATTACTAACTGTGACACCAACGGCTCCTTTACCTTTTCCTGCTTTAGCTATATCAAAAAACTTCTGATAACCAGAAGGGGCATTACCTGTTGCAAAAGCATCTTCTTGAAATATTTGAATTGTATTTACACCTTCTGATCTATCAAGAGTTACTTTAATATCTCCTGTACCACCTGGATTTACTCTAAATCCTCTTACAGCATCACCTTTATTACCTGCTGCTGTAGGACCAAGATATGTGATCTCAGATCCAGCATCAACACTAAATGTATCTAGAGTTGCTTGAATTGTTCGTGTTGCCATGTTTTTAAGAAATTTGACCTTCAGTTGATAGCTGAAATTGAATATTTGCATCTATACCGTGATCTTTCATAATGCTGTAAAACATTTGACGATCTAAAGCTTTTTGATGTAAAAGCTCAATAAATGCTTCTTCCAATTCTAAGCGGTCTAAAGTTTGGATTGCTAGAGAAGCTGCATGAATCGCAAATTCCTGATCTACTGGGAGATTGACATCCATATAAATTAAAACCTTTATACATATATTACCAACAGTGAATTAAGGAGCAATGCTATACAAATGAATCTGTTTTAGATTTGTCAATTTTATATAGTTTTGTAGAAATTACTTGAGCTTTATAACTCGGATCGTGAATACTAATGTTCTTTTTTAGAAGGACAGAACTAATACCATAGCTGCTGCCAAATAAAATAAAAAAACTAACTGCTACGGTTTCCATTTGAAATTACTGTATTTCATTGTATTCTAAGACTAGTAAAACTTAACGATGACTGTAGAAGACTTAGTCAAATACTTCATGGAGGCTTCTATAAGTGGAGCTAGTAAGACTCAGGTAAGAAGAAAATTCAAAGAATTATACAACCTTAATGATGATCAAATAGATAAACTTCAAAAATTATCAAAATTTAATGAAAAACCTAAAAAAATAAATTATAAAGAGTTTTACAAAAATAGTATTACAACAAAAACCCAAAGAATATATTATCCGTTTACGCAAATTTATAAAAAAGAAAATTTTCTATCAGATAAAGAATGTAATCAATTAATGCTAATGATATCAAGAAGTCTTAGACCATCGACAGTTGCTGATGATGGAGATAACTGTTTAGTAAACGACTATAGAACCAGTAAAACTTCAGATTTAAATTACTTTAAAGATCCATTTTATTTAAATATTGATAGAAAAATTGGTAATTTAATGAATTTAGAACCATTTTTTGGTGAAACAATGCAAGCTCAAAAGTATGGAGTAGGGGAATACTACAAAGAACATTATGATTTCTTCTCACCTTTTAATCATGAGTTCAAAACATATTGTGAATGGATGGGTCAAAGAACTTGGACTACTATGATCTACTTAAATGATGTAGAAGAAGGTGGAGAAACATATTTTAAATACTTAAATTTAAAAATTAAACCTAAAAAAGGCTTATTAATAGCTTGGAATAACTTATATATTAATGGATTTCCTAACTATAAAACTATGCATGAGGCACTACCACCAAAGAAAGAATCAAAATATATTATTACTAAATGGTGGAGGAGCTGGAGTCTTATTTAATTACCACTTAACTTTATGTGACCAATATCTAGCAGAGAACTTATCAGGATTTGAATCTTGAGCATTATGTCTTGCATAGTAAGATTTTTTCCTAGCTTTATCTTTTGCTGATTTTGGATTTTTACCAGCACCTTTAACTCCTTGTTGACCAAATCTAATTATTTTTTCTTCCCCATCTTTACATGCTTTTACAACATGTGACTTAGTTTTATGACTAGGAGTCTTTTTAGGTTTATTACATTTCAAACGGTCTTTTGAAAGTTGTTTAGCTTTTGCCCTCTTCGACATCTGTCCTTTCTTTATTAGGAGTCATATATGTCATTGTAGCTCTAAGATGCCATTGATTTTTCTTATGTACCCTTCCTCTTTCTACTGCTAAATCTTGTGTAAGATCATCTCCTATCATCCCAGAATATTTAGCAAGTTCTTCAAAAAAACCAGCAAGTAGATCATGAGCTGTACTTAAATCTAAAATAATTTTATCCTGATCAAAAGGATCTGTTAGGTCAATGTCTTGTATTCTGGATGACAATAAATCAGCAACACTAATTGGAGTTAATAAATTTACAGACCTTATATGTTCAGCAATATTATCTATACCTTCAACCATCTCTGTTTGAATGTCTCCTGTAAGAAGATGGATTTGGTAAAATTTTGAGCCTAATAATCCCCAATGAACTAATTGAGTTTGATTAAAAACGAGCACAGAGTCTCTAAGACATTGAACAAGATGATCGCTTACTAGCTGAGCATCTTTTGGATTTACTTTATTCATTAAAGAATTTTTATCGTACCTTTCTGTACCTTACCTCTAATACTCTGGTCTTCGCCACCCTCTGTCCTTGCTAAAGCATCTGGAATACGTGCCCTCTGTAGTTCAGGCATATATTCCATAATCTTTTGACTTTTGCTTTTTAAAAACTCTTGAGCTTTAGCTTGAGATCCATCCGAGGTAGAAATCATTTGTTATGTACGGAGTAGCTTTATCTGAAGGTAAAAGCTTAATAGGGGCACTATTATCTTCTATCCAATGCTTTATTTTACCAAGTCTTTCCTCTGTATAAAAAGGTTGAGAAGAAACATACCAATCATCTAGTAAAAATGATCCTTTTGACCTATTACATTTGGAACAAGAGCACAACATATTTGATTTAACATTGTGACCACCTTTAAATTTTGGAAGTATGTGATCTATTGTGGCTGAATCTGTATCTACTTTTTCGTCACAATATGCACACTTCCATTCCCATAACTCAAAAATTGACTGTCTAAATTTGCGTCGAGCATTCTTTGGAGATAATTCAATCAGATTTACTAAAAGATCTTGCTCGCAATTAATCACATGTTCTTTGCTGCCTTGAAAAAACTTTATGCTGCATAAACTTACACAACTGTATCTTTTATTCCATTAATGGGACTAATTCAATATCTTCTTCTATTTCACAGTCTGTTTCTTCTAGTAATCTTAATAAATAATAATGAATTTTTTCAGTTACCCATTTTAAATCTTCATCTGGGACATCATTAAATATAGCGTTTAGAGATAAATCACGGGAGGGGGTTCGAATATGATCGGCTAACAATCTAAGAGCTTTATATCTTTTTTGATTCATCTCCGATAACATTTCATGTAACCTCAGCAATATCTGCAGTAATACTTACATTGCCATTTTCTTCAGGAGGATGTTCTACTTCTTTTTTAAGAAACTGAACTATTTCTATTGCTCCTAAAACTTTCATGTAAGATTCTTTTAATTGACCTAATTCTAAATCTTTTAACTTTATATCATTAGCTAAACCAGTCTGTTGCTCAACTAATTGCTTCATTGTCTCTTCTAATTTTTCGTGAGAAACTGTACAGGACATAACAAATATTCTATTAATTTGAGTATAGCTTCCTAAATTTTATCTAGCTACTAACAATCATTATAATTTTTAGCTATGTCACCGCCTATTTCAGATGCCTTATCTTGAGCAAACATAGTAACAAGTCCAGCAGCTAACCAACCAACAATTGGTATATTACTTACCATAGGAGCTGCTTTGACCCCTAGAGAGGCTCCTACGACCCTTCCAGTAGCATTTCCACTTCCTTCTACCTTTATGCAAGCTACATCCTTATCTGTCATCACGGAACCTTCTGATTGTTGAGAAGATGATTCACTATTCATTGTATAAGTTTCTCTTAAACTTAATTTAGAATCCTTTTTAAATAATCCTTTCTTGTCATCTACAAGTTTAGTTCTTGCAAGAATTTTTGGATCATTAGCTTTATAACTAATACTATATCCTTTTTCTGAAGCCACAACTCTATAACTTGTATAAGGACCAACAGGTAAATTTAAATTTGGGTATGGTTTTTTAAATTTATGAGAAACTAAAGTATTTACTAAAGAAAGATTAGATAATCCCAAGATGGACACTAAAGCTATTACTCCCCAGTTTCTTCTTGGTCTACTATACATCTTTCTTAGAAGTGCTCTCAGTCACTATTTTAATTGGAGCCTGTTCGATACGCAGTATCTGAGTAGGTATTGAAGGTGATGATTTTGACCCATCTTTTCCTTCTTTCTTTTTCTTACCTACATCTACCGAAAATGTAGCAAGACATCCCGTGAAAACACTTGCTATGAAAGTGATGTCTTTGGGTCCACCATCCTTAGATAACCCTGGAAAAGAAACATAATTTAAAGAAATTATGAACCCAGCCCAGACCATAACAC